GGCTTGTCGCTGGGCATGACGGCCAAGCTGGGGGCGATTACCCGGGCGGCGGCGGGCATGGCGGCGGCGGCTTCGGTGTCGCTGGCGGGGGCGACGGTGCCCGGGGCGACGGTGCCGACGATGCCAACGATGCCGCGCCCAGGGGTGGCGGCCAATAGCGCTGGCGCTGGCGGCATGGTGGTGCACTACGCGCCCGTGCTGACAATCCATGCGACAAATTCAGCGGCCGGCGCGCTGCGCCAGGAGGCGGAAAAAGCGCTTTCCATGAGCCTGGTCGAGTTCGAGCAGATGATGCGCCGCTATGAGTCGGACAAGCAGCGCCGGAGCGTGCGATGAGCGGCACTGTGTATGCGGTGTTGGGCGAGACCGAGCTCGAAATCATTGCCTGGGTGGGTGGCCTGGATATGCGCTTTGCGGCGCACTATGCCGAGCAGGCCCTGATTGGCCGCAAGGGCCTGCTGCAGCACACGGGCTTTGCGCCGGATGAGGTGAAGATGCGCGTGCTGCTGCATGCGCAATGGTGCCAGCCGGCGCAAGAGCTGGCGCGCCTGAAGCGCTTGCTGGATGAGGCTGAGCCGGTGGCTTTTGTGCTGGGATCGGGCGAATATCGCGGTGTGTTTGTGGTGACCGGACTGGATGTGGTCTCGACCCAGACGGATGGCACAGGGGTGGCAATTGCCTTCGAGCTTGAGGCGCAACTGCGGGAGTATGTCGGCGACCCGGCGCTGCCAAATCCGCCCGGGGTGATCGCGCAAGGGTTTCGCATTCCAGTGGGGGTGTCGGACAGCGCGCCGGAGCGGGTGGCCGGCCCATTTGCCGGGGCAACGGCGGCGGTGTCGCTGGCGGTGTCCACGGTTGGTCAGGTGGCCGGGGCGGTTTCTGGGGTGCGCTCGCTGGTGCATCTGGCGGCGGCGAATCCGCTGGTGGCGCTGTCGCTGGCGGCGCGCCGGGCGGACGGCTTGCTGGATGCGGCCACGGCCTTGCCGGTGGCGGCGTTTGAATCGCTGGCGGATGTGGCCACGCTGGCGACCGATGCGGCGCAGGTGGCGACGGCGTTCAAGGGCGCACGCTTCGCCCTGGAAGAGTCGGCGAGCTGGATGCACGCTGATCCGCTGGCTTATCTGGCAGCGGCGGCGCAGCGGGCCAGGCAGGCGGTGTGGTTTTGCGATCAGGCCGCGGGGCCGCTGGCGCGCCTGGCGGCGCGGGTGGCGGTGCGCGGCGCGCAAGAAGATGAGGGGGTGGCATGAACTTGACGCATATTACGCAGACGGGCGCGCGCTGGGATTTGCTGGCCTGGCATTACTACCGGGATGTGCGCCAGGTGGCGGCCTTGATGGCGGCCAATCCGCACGCGCCCGCCACGCCTACCCTGCCCTCGGGCTTGCGCCTGTCCATCCCCATGATTCAGGCGGCCGCTGCCAGTGGATCGAGCGGGGTGCCGCCGTGGCGGCGCTGAATCGCGCCCTGGATCCGGTGGTGGAGCTGGCGTACAACGGGCGCGATATAACCGCCGACCTAGCGCCTTATCTCAGCCGCTTTTCATTTGTGGATCGGCTCAACGGCGAGGCGGACAGCCTGGAGCTTGAGCTGGCGCAAACGCATCAAAGCGTTTCGCCGTGGCTGGCCGAGTGGTATCCCGACAAGGCGATGGAGGTGGTGGCGCATTTTGGCTATGCCCATGCGCCGCTTGCCCTTGCCGGGCGCTTCGAGGTCGATGAGGTGGCGGTGGCAAGCCCGCCCTTGACGGTGCGCATCCGGGCGCTGGCGACCGGCATCAGCAGGAGCGTGCGCACCCGCCAGGGCCGGGCTTATGAGCACACGACGCTGGCTGCCATTGCCGACCAGGTGGCCAAGCGCATCGGGGCCGTGCGCCGCGGCCACATCGAGGCGCTCACCCTGGACCGGGTGACGCAGTACCAGGAGAGCGACTGGCAGTTCTTGGTGCGGCTGCTGCGCGAATATGGCTATGCCGCCAAGCTCTGCGACAACAACCAGACGCTGGCGGTGGCGCGGCTGGCCGATCTGGCCGAGGGCGTGGTGCGCGCGCTGCAGCCGCAGGACATGACGAGCTGGAGCTACCGTGACCGGATTGCGGATGTGCCGGCGCGCAGCGAGGTAGCGCACCACAACCCGCAGACCGGGCAGTTGGTAGCGCACCAGGTCGAGGGCGGGCAACTGGTGGCGGGCGACACGGTGCTGGCCAGCGACGCCGACAAGGCGGTGGTGCGCGCCAAGACGCCGCAGCAGGCCCGCGCCCGTGCGCAGGCGATGCAGGAGCGGCATGAGGCGGACAAGACAAGTTTTGAGTGCAGCTTGATGGGCGACCCGGCCTTGATTGCCGGGGCGGCGGTGGATGTGCGCGGGCTGGCCCGGCTGGATGGGCGCTATGTGATCATCGAGGCGCGGCATGAAATCGATGTCGGCGCGGGGTATGTCACCGCGTTGTCGATGCAGCGCTTGAGGGAGGTTGAGGCATGAGCGCTACGCGCAACGAAGCGGCGCCGACCTTGCGCTTTGGCTTTGTGACGGCGCTGGATGCGCCGGGGTGCCGGGTGCGGGTGCGGTTTCCCGATCTGGATGGCCTAGAGAGTTACTGGCTGCATGTGCTGCGGGCCAAGACGCATCGTGACAAGCACTATTGCCTGCCCGATGTGGGCGAGCATGTGGTCTGCCTGCTGGATGGCGCGGGCGAGGATGGGGTGGTGCTGGGGGCGGTGTACGGGGAGCGCGACGCGGTTCCGGTGGCCGACGCTGACAGGCATCACGTCAGGTTTGCCGATGGCACCACGGTGGACTATGACCGGGCTGCGCACCGCTTGGCCATCCATTGTGTCGGCGATGTCGAGATCGTCTCGGCGACGCGGATCAAGCTGGCGGCGCCGCGCATCGACCTGAACTGACATGCCGGCCGCTCACCGCCATCGCGATGTCTGCTCCGGTCACGGCTGCTGGCCGTCGCGCCCGAATGCACAGGCCAGTGCGGATGTGTGGGTGAATGGGCTGGGGGCGCATCGGGTTGGCGATGCCTGGGCGGTGCATTGCTGCCCAGCTATCCCCGAGTGCCATGGATCGACGCAGGCGTCCGGGTCGCCGACGGTGTTCGTCAACGGCAGGGCGCTGGCGCGCATCGGCGATGCGGTGGCCTGCGGCTCCACCTGCGCAAGCGGCAGCCCCGACGTCTTTGTTGACGGGTAAATCCGTTTAATTCAACCCAGCGCCGCCTGCCGCCAGAATGGGCAGCATGATACCGAGAGAGCACCACTGGCAGCCCGCGCTGGGCGGCGATGGCACGGTCACCGGGCTGGATGATCTGCGCCAGGCGATTGCCATTATCCTGCGCACCCCACGGGGCAGCGACCCGCTGCGCCCCGAGTTCGGCTCCAACCTCCATTTGTATATCGACTACCCGGTCAATCGCGCCCGCCCGCATCTGGTGCGCGAGACGGTGGCCGCGATTCGCCGCTGGGAGCCGCGCCTGTCCGTGGTGCATGTGGTGGTGAGTCAGGTGGGCGATGCGCAGGTCAAGGTGGCTGTGGTGTTTCGCTTGGCCAATGGGGTGGAGGCGACGGCCGAGGTGATGCCCCATGAGTAAGCTCAGCGAGCCGATCCGCCTGGTGGACGATGATCCGCTGCTCATTACCGAAGAGCTGGTGCGCGCCTATGAGGCGGCGGCCGGCAAGACCCTGTATCCGGCGCAGATCGAGCGCCTGTTCATCGACCTGATGGCCTACCGCGAAACGCTGGTGCGCGGGCTGATCAATGACGTGGCGCGGCAGAATCTGGTCGCGTTCGCCAGGGCGCCGATGCTGGATTTTCTGGGCGAGCTGGTGGGGGTGTTCCGCTTGCCGGCGCAGCCGGCGCGCACGACGCTGCGCTTTACCCGGCCGGCGGCTGCGGCGACGGCCACCCTGATACCTTCCGGTGCGCTGATCCAGGCGGTGCCGGGGCTGCATTTTGCGACCACGGCCGCGGGCCTCATTCCCGCCGCCCTGGGCGGGCAGTGGGTTGATTTGCCGGCGCTGTGCGAGACCGCCGGGCCGGTGGGCAATGGCTTTTTGCCGGGGCAGATCAGGGAGCCGCTGTCGCTGCTGCCCGCTGCGGTCACGGCGGCAAATCTGAGCACCAGCTCGGGCGGCTCCGACCCGGAGGGCGACGACCACCTGCGCGAGCGCATCCGCCTAGGGCCGGAGATGTTTTCGACGGCCGGGCCGCGCTTGGCGTACCGCTTTGCCGCCATGTCGGCATCACCGCTGGTGCTGGATGTGGCGGTCACGTCGCCCACGCCGGGTGAGGTGCGCCTGTACCCCTTGACGACGACCGGCCTGCCCACGCCCGAGATCAAGGCGCTGGTGCTGGCGGCGGCATCGGCAGAAGATGTGCGCCCCTTGTGCGACCAGGTGTCCGTGGCCGACCCGGTAGCGATGCCGTTTGCTGTCGACGCGCACTTGACCCTGTTTGCCGATGCCGATGCGGCCACCACGCTGGCGCGGGCCGAGGCAGCGCTGGCGGCGTTTTGTGCCGAGGCGGCGGGCGGCCTGGGGCGCGATGTGGTGCGCTCGCAACTGATTGCGGCGCTGTCGGTGCCGGGGGTGTACCGCGTGCATCTGGTCGCACCGAATGCCGACACGGTGGTGCCGGAACACGGCTGGGCGCACGCCGTCAGTCAGTCGCTGGCGCTGGCCGGGGTGGCCAATGGCTAAGTGGCGGCCTGATCCGGTGGCACCGGATGTGCTTGCGCTGGATGCGCGCTTCGGCCCGCTGTCCGGGCTGGTGACGCGACTGTCCGGGTTGCCGGTGGAGCAGTTGCTGGTCTATCTGGTGGATCGGGTGGACGCGCGCCTGTTACCCGAGCTGGGGCGGCAGTTCCATATCAGCGGGCTGGAGGGTTGGCAGTTGGCCGACACGGATGAGGCGCGGCGGGGGCTGATCAAACGCTCCATCGCGCTGCATCGCAAGAAGGGCACGCCCTGGGGCATTAAAGAGGCGCTCAAGGCCGTAGGGTTTAACGACTTTGAAATTCATGAGCATCTGCCGCAGAACCACTACGACGGCAGCATCAGCCATGCCGGCGGCGAGCACTACAACGCCTATGGCTGGGCCCAGTTTCGAGTCACCGCAGACGCCGGGGATGATCAGCCGATCAGCGCGGCGAGCACAGCGCGTCTAGTGGAAACCATTAACGAGTGGAAGCCGGTTCGCTGCCACTTGGTGGATGTGCAATACCGCGCCAGCGTCACCGAGACGGCGAGCAGCAGCGAAGCTACAACCGTGGTCGCCGAACTCGCGCAGGACGATTTGCACCTATGGGGCCACCGCTTGTACGACGGCAGCCTTTCGTTCAACCAAGGACTGCTGCGCACCCATGAGGGCGCATTCGCCTTCAATGGAGCGGCTGATTACGCCGGATTTACCGCCCAGGGCGAGCGCTTTGACGCCGAGCGCGAGGCGGACGAGATGGCCGGGGTTCTGGCGCTCTCCGATGTGCAGTCGCGCGGCGCCCTGTTCGATGGCTTTGGCGATTACGGCGGTGCCATGGACTTCGGCGCGTCGGTGCCGGTGGCGCAAGAGCCCTCCATGCGCATCGTGGCGACGCGCCACCATAGCTACGACGGCCGCCACGCCTTTGCAGCGCATCGCTTCGATGGCCTCGGAGCCTATGCCGGCGGGTTCAGCTATTTCGGAAACATCCCCTATGCCGGGAATGTTTCAAACATCCTGGAGGCGTAATGATTTTTTTGGACAGCCAAGCAATGCGCGGCGATTTTCGCCTGGAAATGCGCCGCAATGGTGTGCTGGAGCAGGTTTTTGAAGAGCAGAACCTGATTGTCAACGCAGCAAAAAACCAGCTCGCCCGCCTGGTGGGTGGTAGCGGCTCCAATCGGCAGATTACCCAGATCGGCTTTGGCCTTGGCACC